GATATGCGGCTCCTATAGTTGATAACTTAAAATTCCCAGGAATGGATGGAACTCAATCACCTGGAACTCCTGGTGTTCTTGAATCTGAAGGAAATGCACCTAAGGTAAATGCTAATGGAGAAGTTATTGAGTCAGCTGCTTCTGGAATTGCTGATGGTGGTTCAGCTAAGAAGATAATATTTCCTCCAATGGCAAGTGCTGTTACATATTTTGGTGATGAAACAGATAATAAACTTGGGGATATTTTAAAATTCACTACAGGATTTGAATGGGACGAAGCAGAAGCAGACGTTTGGAAAGTTACACCAACCGAAACACCAAATGCTGAACAAGGCCCAGGTGCTTTATGGCCAGGATTTACATCATTAGCTAAATCATTAAACGTAGCTTTAGGAAACTGGAATCAAGATGCAGTTCTTAATAAAGGACAACTTCCACCAGATCCATATGTTGATGGGCCATATGAAAATAGAATTATTGGTCCTGTAAACCGTATTACAAAAGTTAAGAAACGTAAACCTGGTATCAAATTTGAAATGAGTAATATCGAACTCAAATTTGACTATGTTGCACGCCCAGTTGGTGGTGTTAACTCAAAAGCTGTTTTACTTGATATTCTTTCTAACTTTTTAATTTTAGGATCTACATCGGCTGTATTCTGGGGAGGACAACATAGATTTATGGGTAATCCTCAAACATATCCATTCTTAGGTGGTGATAAAGGTATTCAACAATGGTATTCAGGTAAGCCACTTGAATGGGGTGCTACAACTATTCACGACTTTTTAGGAAAAGCACAAACTGCAGGAAGTGATTTACTTGAAGCAGCCAAGAATTTCTTTAATTCTATGATTGGTAGCAAACCTGGTTGTGGTGGAGATTTATATGGAAGCTTAATGAGTGCATATAATTCGAGCCCAATTCCTGGAAACTTAATAAAACAATACGCTGCTGAAAAATCAAATGGCCAAATTCCTTATCTTCAAACATTAAAAGCTCTTTTAATCGGAGAACCTGTTGGAGAATGGCATGTTACAATTGGAAATCCATTAAATCCGATTGCAATGATCGGAAACCTTGTTTGTGAATCAGTTGAGGTTGAATTTGGTAATGAATTAGGACCAGATGATTTCCCATTGGAAATGAGAATCACAGTTAAATTAGCACATGGAATGGCAAGAGACCGTGATGCTATTCAATCTATATTTAATAGAGGTATGGGTAGAATATATGATCTCCCAGATAACTTTAGAGGATCTGCAGAAGGAGAAACTAAAGTTGATAATGTTACTGGAAATGCTCCTCAAACCGGAAGAAATCCTGTTTACTATAAAGTTCCTATAGCAAATAGCGGAACAGTTGGAGGAAAATATGGAACATCAAAGGTTGTAGATAATGCAATGCATGGAAGTGTCAGTATTTGGAACAGAATGCAATATACAGCAGTATCTCCAAACTCTGATCAAATATTAAGAACTAAAGACAATCCATTATTTAGAAGTTCGTATAGAGCTGTTGACTGGGTTGCTTTAAAATCACTTAAATAATGAAGGCTAAGTATACATATGAATCTTTAGGAGATATTTTAAAACCAAAAGATGAAAAATATTTAGAAAGTATTTTTGATCAATATGGATTTGGGTCAGATTTGTCTATAAGAATAAGAAAGCCCGTAGCTGATTATAATAAACTTAGACTAGAAAGAGCTTCTAAATTTTACAATATAACAATCGAACCCTATCCTGAAGATGGCTGGGTTCCAGAAGAAGAAAGTCATAATGATTTCCTATTAGCTTCTGGAAAAACATGGAACGTTTATCAGTTTTTTAGATCATATTATGGATTTGAAAGATATAATATGGTGGCTAATTTGCAACGAATTTCAAATGTTCAAATAAAATAAAAATTTACAATGTTTCTAAACTCATTAGATAAAAAACCATTATTTCAAAAAGAAGATGGGACTTTAATAAGAGACCTTACTAAATCCATGTTTGATTTTAGCTCAAACAACTATACTTCTTTTAATGCGTTCAAAGTATCAAGAGATTATATAATGCGTCCTGACTTAATTTCTCAAGCTGTTTATAATAATACTCTTTATGCAGAATTCATATTGAAATATAATGGCATTTCTAATCCTTTTTCAATTCAAGAAGGAGATGTGATCTTAATTCCAAACCTTGAAAGTGCAAAGAAAAATGTTAGAGTTCAGGGAAACTCAGTTGATGATCCATCTAAAAAACTTAGAGATGCTTACAAATATATTGACCCCACAAAAATACCAAAAAAAGATGCAGACGAAACAAAATTTAATGATAGAAATTTAAATAAAACCATACAAGAAGGAGCATTACCACCTAATATTGCAGAAGAGGGTGTTTCTCAGATTGTTGAACGTAACGGACGAGTTTATTTTGGAGAAGGTATTGGAGAAAGTGCATGTTTAAAAAATGGAATGAGTTCAAGCGAATTTTTAACTAAAGTTATAAAATCACGTAAAGTATAATGAGAGCTAGAAAAATATACGAAGATACATTGAATATTCTGAAGCCTAAAACAGAAGATGAAATGTTTAAAGCAATTCCGCCACATCAAATGAAATTTGTTGAGGATTGTTATGATGTAGTTCGTTCTTCTGATAAATATGATATTGTCTCTCCATTAGGATTCTCACAAGGAATTTATGGTTTTCAATTTGAAACTGTACGTCCAATGACTAAAGAAGAATCCATTTATCATACAGGGGAAATTGGTGAATTTACATTAGGTTTTATAGCCGAGGAAAATGATGTTTATATTATATTTGATAATGCTGGATCGGATTATCACTTAGAGGATGTTGAAGATTTAAAACATTATTTAGGTATGGAACACGAAGGACTAACGGAATCAATTTCAGATGTTTTAAAACCTAAATCAGAACAAGAAATTAGAAAACATTTTAGCAAAACATTCCCACAATTTGTTAAGATTTTTTATCATTTATTTCCTAATGAAGAATACCCTTTGGATATGGGAGAGGGATATGCTGACGCTAGAGTATTTTTTACTGTTGAAGATAAAGGAAAATCAGGAAAATTTTTATTCTCACAAAGCCATCATCATAAATTTCCTCAAATATCATTTTTAGACACATCTCATGCATCTGATAAAATTTCTGGGGTTTTTCATGACAACAGAACAGTGCAAACAATTAAAGATGTTAGAACTTATATTAATCAACATATTTCGTAATGCCAACATATGTATATACACCACCATCTAAGGATAGTTTAAGAGCTAATCCATCTAATTCTCAAAAGGGGGTTAAATATCGCATTTATAACATATTTAAACCTACTATTGTTTTGGATGAATTGTCTCTTCCTAAGAGCACAAATAGTGATTCCAAAAAAATGGAAGACGTAGCCTCTATGGAATATCCATTGATAAAGATAAACAATTATTTTATTTCACATCAGGAATTAGATTTCATGAATATTGATTGCAGAAATTTTCTTCCAACAATCACATTACAAGTTACATTTTTGAGTGATAAGTTTATGGACAAAGAAATGCCAAAAGATGGCGATTTAATATCCATTGCTATTCGAAACAAGTCTGATGCATTAAACATAATACGTAACGATTATGTCATCACGGGGGTGACCCCAGGACGCAGGGCCGCTTCAGGAACCAGACCGGTAAGTGTAACATTTTTTGGGGAATTGTTTGTCCCAGGATTAAAAAGTTATATTGGTTCTGAAGCTTTTAAAGGAACCGTTCTTCAAGTAATGAAGAATGTCGCTACTGAGTTATCTTTAGGATTTAACACTAATGATGAAGATACAAATGATTCTCAGATATGGTTATCCGTGGATTCGCCCGAAGATTTTGTATATCATTTAACATCAAGGGCTTGGAAAGATGAAAATTCTTTTTATGATACTTGGATAGATTTATATTATAATTTAAATTTTGTTAATATTCAAAAGCAATTATTAAGCGCTGAAGATGATGTAGATGAAGGAGTTTCATTAGACAATATTGATGCGCAATGGACATGGGGTGCAGAAACAGAACAAAACAAAACCACTGCAATGCCAAAAGTATTTTCAAATTATATAGGGTATAGAACAACATCTTTTTATATAACTGAATGGAAACCAATAAACAAGTCATCTGCCATGACATTTACATATGGAACGTCTATGAATGCCTCTTTTTTTGAACATTTAAATTCACTTTATAAAGATCCAAAGAGTACTAAATATTGGAATTTTAAAATATCACCTGCGTATGATAAGGAAAAATTAAATAGTCATATCTTATTGAGAGGACGTGCTAAATATGATCCATCTATTAATGAAGGAGAATTAGCTAAAGCTAACTATGACTACACAAATTTATATCAACGTGCGCCTTGGATGGGAATACAATATACAGCAGCAAATACACAGGAGGATAATCTTGAATGGACAGGAAATCATCATCCTAATTATTTAAGATCACAAATACATAACGCAATTAATTTAGCTGAATTAGAAAAATTAAATGTTGAAATAAATGTTCAAGGAGCTAATATGAATATAATTCGAGGAGATAAAGTTCCTGTTGCAATAATTGGAATGGATCCAATTGAAAATCAATTAGTAAACCCTGAAGCACAAGGAAGAGACAGAAAAAATGATTTTTATAGTGGGTGGTATATGGTAAAAGGTTATTCATTATCATGGACAAAAGAATCGATAGGTTCAATGTTATCTAACTTTTCGCAGTCTTTTATTCTAACGAGAAGAGAGTGGCCAACACCAATTCCTACGGATCCTGTTCCTGTACAGGCAGACAATGTTCAAACTTAAATAAAATAATAATATGGCTAACATTCCAAATCAATATAAGTTTTTTAGAGGAGTAAATAATGTTACTGGTCCAACAGATTTTACGTATGGTACTGTTAATCAGCAAATAAATTTTCTTGACAAAAGGTATGACGAACCAACATACATGACATTCCGTGTGTTGTTTGGCGAAAAATCAAGAAATTTTAACGGCGTTCTTTTAACTAATACAGATTATGACAGAATGCCTATGCCATTATTTATGACTGATGAGGTAGATGCATATCAAAGAAGTGGGGATTCAGGACGAAATGTTATTGAGTTTAATAGGGATGTTTATTCAACAATAGATTATTTAAGAGATGGTAATGAAATCACTCGTGCTGAGATGCTTAAAGAATTCATCACATTATGGAATGATTTACAATATAATTTTCAATGGTATTTTCAACTGGTTGAAGGTTTAGGAGATTTATTGAGAGTTGTTCCTGAAAGAGGCAAAAGAGTTGGAAAAGACACTAAATTACGATTTGTTATGTTAGAAGGTATCGACCAAAGAGTGACATATTTACTAAATTTATATCGAAAAATTGCTTGGGATGATACATACCAACGTTGGGTTTTACCAGACATGATGAGATTTTTTGACATACAGATTTTAATAACTGAATTTAGAACATTTCATAAATCAATGGTTAGCCCTAAATCTGATGAACCTGTTTATTTACAAGTATTAAATGGAATATTGCCTACATATTTGATAGAATGTAATATGTGTGAATTTGATATTAATTCTTTTAACTATTCATTTGCAGATTCCTTATCTGCGGGAGCTGACGGGGCTTTAAATATGGCTAAAGTAGAATTTAATGTTAAGGTTGGAAATATCAATGAAATTCAAACATATCCAATATTTACTCATTTCATATTAGATGATTATAAATTAAATGGTCTTGAACGTTCTAAAGAAAAAGGATTAATAAAAGATCAAAGCGGACGAGTAACAAACCCAACTCAGAATGCGGGTGGAAATGAAATTCCAGTGGAACAAGATTATGCATCATCAAGAAGTGGTGATTTAAGATATAGAGATTTAGATCAAAAGGCACAAGGTGATGTTTATTTCCAAGAGGATCAACATATTTCAGGAACACCATTTAATCAACAAACGAATAAACAAACATTCTTTGGAGAAAGAATGGGCAAAGGATCTTATATAAGAGCAACAGAGAGTGGTGAAGAAACGACACAACCAGATCCAATGGATCCTGCAACTTGGGTAGGAAATGCAATAACATTCGGCAAATCATTTGCAGTGAATTTTGCAACCTCTATGATTAATAAAGGGAAAATGATGAAAATTCCAGGTCTTGGTTTTTCATATAATCAAGCGATAGCTGCTATTGAATCAAAAGATTTTAATCAAGTCTTTGGTTTAGTTAGAAGAGCAATATTTGAAGCACAATCTGGAACTAATGCTCCATCTTCACAATTAGAACAAACTATTGATAATACATTTAAGCAATTTTTAATTGGTGTTGCACAATCTGAAGCAACAGATGAAGATCAATTAGAATTTATAAAAGCTGCGAATCAAATATTAATGGATGGTGGTCAATGGCAAACAGTTAAAGATCTATCTCATGCAACCAATTTAAGAGGACCAGGCGAAACAAATATTCCTGTTAAAATTGAAGGTGCTAATGAATATAAATCAATGGTTGAAACGGCAATACGTTGGAATGGAACTCCTGATTATTCATGGGCTACAGACAAAGATGCTGGACCTGGATTAATTCAAACTGGCTATATTATGGAAGGCCCGCCTAGTTCTGCGACAATTGGAAAACTTCAAACAGAAACAGTTCAAAAAGAAAGCGATTTGTCAGCAGCAACAGATAAGAACTTAAATGATAAAGGACCATATACGGGTATCATTTCAGAATCTACAGACGGAGATAGTGTTAAAGGAGAACAACAAACAACTAAAGTTATTTCTGATGCAACGGATGGTAATGGTGTTAAAGGAGATCTTTACACAACACCTATTGTTTCTCAAGCAACTGCAAAAGCTGAAATAAAAGGAGACCAATTAAAGAGTGATATTATTTCTGAATCAACAGACGGTGATTTAATAAGTGGTGATTTAAGAAAAACTCAAATAATTTCAGAAGCAACAAACAGATCTGAAGTTGGCGGAGGCTTAGAAAAAACTGAAGTTATTTCTGAAGCAACAAATGATGCAATAAAAGGAGATATGCAAACAACTAATCAATTATCAGAAGCAACTAGAGATAGACAACATGCAGACAAGGTAGTTGGAGATATGAAAACAACTAAGATATTATCTGAAGCCACAAATGATACTTTAACAGGAAATAAAATTGGCCCATCATCTGAAGCTACTGATGGAGATTATGTTGGAGGAAATATGATGAAAACAGATATTTTATCAGAAGCTACTGATGGAGATGCAGTTAAAGAAAAATTAAATCAACCAAATCCTAGTCAAGCAACTAGAAACAAAATTGATAATGCATGAAAACACCTGATTTTTTAATAAAAAACTTAAGGGATAATGACTGGATTGCAGTTGTCGTTAATAACTCTGATCCATTATTTTCAGGAAGATGTCAAATAAGACCTTTTAGACTATTAGATGAAATAGATTCAAAAGATTTACCATGGGCTGTTCCTGTAAACTCTACTATTTTTGCAGGTGATGGTGCAGGATCTCTTTCTGTTCCCAAAATAGGACAAATAGTTCGTGTTCAATTTAATAATGGCGACATTTATGCACCTGAGTATACAACTATACAAAACATTGACACACAATTAATAGAAAGAATTAAAGACGATTATGATGGAACTCATGTAATGTTATATGATCCTGATGAAGAATTGACTATGATTTATCAGAGAAATAGTGGTTTTCAAATTTATTATAGAGAATCATTTATACAAATTTCTCCTGATTCAATGATAACAATTCAACATGCAAATCAGGATTCGTTAATACAACTTGAAGGAGATAAATTACGCATAGTTACAAAAAATGAAATAAATATTTCAGCAGCAGCTAAGGTTGAAGTTGTAGCAGATGAAGTAAAAGTTGCAGGAAATCAAACGACAAAAGTAGGGCCAGGTCCTTACAGTCACGCGGTTTTGGCAGAAGTTTTATTCCCATTACTTTCAACGATGGCCACTGCTATAGATGCAAAGATGCCTGCAACACCTGGAGTGAATGTAGGTTTAGTAGAACAAGCAAAACAAGCAGCAACAAGTACTAATGTTTTAATAAGTAAATAAAATAACAACACTATATGAAATTCGTTAAAGAATCTTTAGATGAAGATTGGAGATCAACCGAAAGCGAAATCGAACCATGGGGACAAAACATGGAATTGATGGATAGAATGCTAGATGAATTTGAAAAACAAAATTATCCATTAGATGAAACGCCATGGGAAGAGATTCAATTGATCAAAAAAGCATTATGGTTAGGACATAATTTTAAAGCATGAATATAACTTATTCAAATGAAGTTTTAGATGCATATTCAGGCCAAATAAATTGTGAGGCAGGAATTTTTGTTGACGATCAAATAGTTGGCGTTGTCAAATATGTTTTATATGATGATGAACTAACTATTAGCGATATTTTTATACGTCCAGAATTCCGAAGACAAGGATTTGGTTCAAGACTTATGAAATACATTAAGCAAGAAAATCTTGATTATCATTATAAACCTTCTTTGAAAACAGATTTAGGTGCAAAATTTGTTCATAAAGAAATTGGATTAGATGAGGGAATGAGTGATATTCTAAAAGGAAAAAGTCATGAAGAATCATGGGCTCAATTACCTTGGCAAGTAAAAGATTTCTGGAAAAAATTAAAGCAAGATTTTCCAAATGCTAGGTTTTATTGGGGAAAGAAAGGATTTAGAACCGAATATGGTTTGTTTCAATTGTTTTATCATCGACTTGCATACTATATTGCTTTTTCAAAACAACATTGGGCAGGAATAGATGTTTTTAATATTTGGATGAGAAGCCCAGAAAATAGAAATGATTTTATGGTTGCTGGTATTGTAAGAAGCTATGAGGAATTTAAAAAAGACTTAATGAAATTAGATAAACAATTTAATGAGCCGGACACAGAAGATTTTGGAGATGTTCCTGCTGATTATGTTAAAGAAAGTCTTGAAGATGTTTTAAAGCCGAAAGATCCTCAATCTATCATGTCACATTTTAAACAAAAATATAATTTTAATGTACTACAAACCGAATTTTTAACATATCCATATTTAGACGAATATTTCAAAGACTTTTATTTTGAAAGGGATCTCTATGTTAAAGATCCTAAATGGTCTAAGTATGCAACACCTGACTATCTTCAATCCAAATCGTTACCAGGTGGTTATCAAACAATTGATATAACTAAAGAGGCCAAAGAAACTATTATTGAATCAACCAAAAATATTAAAACAAAAAGACCATTAAAGGCATTACAATTTAATTGGGCTAATTTTGGAGACTTAGATAGTCTTCGAAGATTTTTTGGGGATTTAAATATTAAAAATGGCGTAAGGGGCGACAACCCATTATGGAAACATTTCGGAGATAACGATGTATTTAAATGGGGTTATTACGGAAAAGAATATTCATATTTAGGAAATTCTGATGGATTTGCGTTATTTATAGTTCCTGATGATTTTATTAAAAAGTTTTTTGGAGTAAATGAATCTATTTCTGATATTTTAAAACCTAAATCAATAGAAGATATTAAACAATCGGTTATTGAACTTGTTGAAAATTTAGAAGAAACACAAAATGTAGCAGAGTTTATAGATCAAACAATAGATGAAGATCCTGACGTATGTCAAGAATTAGAAGATTTATGCGCGGCTATGGGATCCGACCCTGGAAGTGTTGAATTCATAATTGAAGAATCTAAAGGATTTGAAGAAATTCAAAAATTAACAAACATAATAGACGAAAAATCACATTCACAAAGAAATAGTGTTGCAAGAGCCGAGCATCCTCTAACATATGAAAATATGTCATATCGCGTAAATCCCGTTGCAAAATTGGCATGGGGTTATCCCACAGATTTTAATGGAATGAATATAATATTTTTTGATTATCCTAAATTACTAAGATCTATTAAAAAGGTTGAATTTGCATGGGAAAAATATCAGATATAATAAAAAAATTCATCTATGGAGTTTTTAATAAAGCAGTTAAAAGTGACCAAGAGTTCTTCAGTAAGCCAAAAGCTTTAGTCCTTTTACGAACTGCTTCGCTTGCCATTTTAAATCCCTTACTAAATCAGCTTAAATCTTTACTTCAAAAGAAAGCTGTAGCTCTTTTAGATAAAAAATTCTCTAAAGATTTTACTGATGATGATATATTAGAATATGTTAAAAATGATAGACTTTTAAGAAGAGTATCAAAGTTTGCTTCCAATGATTTAGATAATGCTTTAGTTTCGGAGATTGTTTTAGAATGTGAAGACCCCGACTATTTTCAAACTTCACCGTTATTAGATCAATTAGAGGGTGATGATTTTCTTAAAATTGCCCAGCAACAAAGTGATTTTGATAGTAAAATTAAAAAATTTGATTTAAGTCAGCTTAATGAAACATTAAACAAGATTAAAGGAACTCTTCCTTGGGTTTTTATGGTTTATTCTATAATACTTAAAGTAAAAGAATTCTTAAATCAAAATGATCATCCATCCCCTTATCGAGGAAAATATCTTCAACGTCAATTAAGATTAGTTGCTGCTATTTTACAAGAACAAAAACAAAAAATGCAAAATCTAAAGCCAAATTTAGAAGAAGAAAAAGCAGCATTACAAAATCTAAAAACCGAATCTAAAGAAGGAATAAAAGAAATAGGACAACAAATAGATGTAATGATTGCCTCTTTAAAATCTTTGGATGCCATAATTGTGGGGTCATTACTTGCGGCTTCGGTTTATATTGCAAATAGAAAAAAATATCAAAAATCTTCAACAGAAGCATTTTCTGAAAATGTTGGATCTTTATTATGTGATGTACAAATCGAAACCCCTGATGTAAGTGTGATTTCTAAACCATTTGAAATTTCACTTGATTGTCCTGTAGATCCAGATAACGTTGCCGTGGTGCATGAACCTATTGAACTTAAACTTGATGTTACAAGATTAGAAAATTGTGATTTAGAACCTGCTGCAGAAGAATTAGTGATTGATGAAAAAGATAGTAATGAAATTGCAACAAAAGCCATAATTGACAATCAATCTTCAAAGAATTTTAATATACTGGTAACTAAAGACCAAATGGTTACAACTAGAACCCCTCTGGGGACTCTTGGAGGCTCTAGGATTTACTCTCCGGTTGATGGAATAGTGGCCAAAATACTAAATAATCAGATTTACTTGGATGACATAAGTGACCCTGAGAATACTTATCTTGAAGAGCTCATGCAAAAGAGTCAAGACCTTTATCAAGAATTAAATGATACGAAATATTTTTTGAAAGATTATTATGTTAATTCTTTGTTTCCTGTCATGTTAAAAAGCTCTCCACTTATTGATGCTTCGATAAGTGCAGCGGAACGCTTAAAGATATTATTTTCAAAAGGTGGTATTACAGAAAGATGGGATGTAGCCCAAAAGCAATTAGAGAATGTCAAAAAGAGTTATGACAAAAACATTCAAAAAATAACTGGAGAAGATAATGTAAAGAAAAAAGCTAATAACGAAGAACTTTACAAAATTAAAGAAGAAGTGGATAAGGAAGATGATAAATTTTATGGTCAATTAAAAATAATATCTTCGTCAGCTATAAATCAATCTGAAGTTACACTCCCAAAAGAATCTGAGTTTGCTTTATTAGAATATTATTTTGATCTTTATGGTCAACTTATGGCCAATTTCGATCAAAGCAAAACATTAGTTCCATTTAGAGATGAGATTTATAAATTCATGGTTGAAAGATATTTTGTCGACAAATGGGATGAAAAGAAATTAGCAGGAAGAATAAATGATTACTGTCAAAAATTGGCCAAAGGAACCTTCTTTCATGTAACTCCTGATTTCTTCAAAGAAATGAACAACAGATACAAATCGAATAATCAAGTTTCGGAAGTTGAAGCATATGTAATTTCTTTAGAAAAGAAAAATAAAGATTTGTCTGAAACTGATAAAACATCTTTAATTAAACGAATAATGTTCATGTTTAATTTTTCTCTTGAAATTAAACAAATGGTAGAAAACAAATACGAAACAAAATTAAACAAATATCAAGCAACTGAAAAAGAAGGAAATTACATACAAAATTTTTGCAATAATTTGTGGAAACGATATGATGAAATCCCAAAAGAAATAGATCAAGTGATGAAAGAACTTGATGACCTTGGAAATTCTCTTACAACATATTCGATTATTGACATTGATGACGACAAATATAGATTTTATGGAATAGGAAAAGAAAGAACATGTCCTGAATCCGATGATGAAGATTTTACTGCTTCAGAACACGGCTTTGGAGATATGAAATATTGGTTAAAATATTGTGCTATTGCAACATTAATTGGAATAACAAATCCAGCACAATCTTGGTCTACAGGATTACCTCCTCCAATAGGTCCTATCCCATTTCCTGTTGTTTATATTCCTATTAAGGCATTCGCATTAAACTGGGGATTTATCGTTTTAGGTATTTCCATTACAGGAATTTATCCATTTCCGTGGGTTTTATTTGGAAATTTATCTTCTGAACATCATGTTCCCGTGGCGGATCCTGCAACCATTATTCGAAAAAATGTGGAAGCATTAAAGAAACCTTTAACTAAGGGATTGAAAGAATTTAAACAAGTAACACTAAAAGGATATTTAGATAAAACTAAAGCTGAAATAGACAATTTAACTGTTGAATTAGATGAAGTGTCTAAAAGAAAACGTGAACATAAAGAAGAGAAGCCAAAAAGAGATAGAACTTTAGAAGATAGTGAAGTGATTTATGTTAAACAACTTGCTGCATGGACGGAACAAAATTTAATTTTAACAGAACGAATTGCTACCATTAAATTGAATAGGTTTGCATTAGAGACTAAATATAAGATTGTTTATGACGCGTATTCTGGAAGATCAGTAAAAGATTTTCCAGACCCTACGATAAAAGCTATACAGAAATCAGAGGAAGCAATAAATAAACAATTTGAAAAATTAGATCAATTGATTGCAAAAATAGATCCAATGTTAGCACCTCTTCCTATATCTACAAAACCAAATTCAGCTAGTTTTGCATTAACGATTAAAAATCCAAAACCTGTCATTTTAATAAAGGACGAATTAAATGACAATATAAACACAGGAGTTTTAAATCCAATTGTTGAAAAATTTAAGGTGAAAAGTGATGATTTTATGACAAAAAACTTCAATAGTAAAATGCAGAACTCAATTGTGAATTGGAAGAAATATAAAGCGGCATTAAAAGCAGCAATGCCTACAATAGTCACAAAAGATCCTTTCCCAAAATATCAAAATTTAAAGCCTACTAATCTACCATGGATTGCATTCCTATTTAAAGATTTTACACCTACTGGTGCTAAGACTTATGGATTTCCTGGATTTAGCCCTTATCCTGTTGGATAATTGAATAAATAAAATAAAATCGATAGATGTTCGTAAACGAATCCATAGACGATATATTAAAAGGAAAAACCCAAAAACAAATTCGTTCCGATTTTAAGAATCAATTTGGAATATCTTATTCTGATTTACAAAAAACATTAAAAAGATTACATGACAAAGATATTTCTGCTAAAATTGAACATTTCTCAGTACCTGGTATGGGAGAAGCAGATGCGATAGCAATTGCGCCATGGGAAGTTAAAAGATCATCAAATGGGTATCAATGGGAAGTTGTAGCTACAGTCGTAACACAAAAAATAGCTAATGAAATTGTTGATTTTTTAAAACCCAGATTAGATATTGGGGCTAGAAATGAATTTCAATATGAGGTTAAACAATCATATTACGATTTATACGTGTCAAATACAGATGCATTAAAAATATTATCAAAGCTAAAGAAATGAAGGCTAGAAAAGTATATGAATCCATAGAAGATGTTTTAAGACCTAAAAACGAAGAAGAAATACAAGCGGCTTTTAGAGAAAGACATAAAATGTCGTGGGAAAAATATAAGAAGTATGCAGAAGAGTTAGAATCTTTCGGTGTTGAAATTCTTGAGCTATATAGTTTGCGTATTAATGAAATGACCATTAAAGTATATACTGTATTTTCAGGTAATTGGGGATTTGGAAAAACTTTAACTAAGAAAGATGCTATGTCCATGATACAAACACACAAACAATATTCATATGAACAGCACGAATACCATATTAGTGAAGACCATGCGTATTTATATCCTTCTCAAGTAAGAGAATTAGTCTTTAGATTAAGAATGGGAGTTAAACAATCCCCTGAATTTCATAGTCCTAATTATGGAGGAAACACATTTAAATGGGAAAATCCAGAATATAAAGAGTGGAGAGAAACCCCCGAAGGAAAGGCCGCCCAAGATAAAGAACTTCAAAAATGGATTAATAGAGAAAAAGAAGAAAAAATTGATGAAGGGGTTGAAGATATACTGAAACCAAAATCTAAAGAAGAAATTAAGAAAAATTGGCCCAAAGATTGGAGCGTCACATCTAAAGAATTTTTAAATACATGGAAACAATTAGAGGATCTTGGTGCAAACATAGTAGGAACTCAAACAGTAACTATTGGTGGAAAACATTTAGAGTACATAGTTTATGGATTTTATGTTTTTAGAGGAAGTAATGGAGTTGCAAGAGTTTTAACAAAAGAAGATGCAGAGAAACTTTCTGAAACTATGGAAAATTTAGATTATACTAAACAAGAATATTCATATAGACCAGAAAAAATATTTTTAGAATATTCAGAAGCGAGAAACTATGTTAGTAAAAGACTTTGGAAAATTAAAAAATATCCAGAAAAGGGGAAATCTAATCAAATATGAAAGCCAAATTCATATACGAAGCATTAACTGATATTTTTCGTCCTAAACAATGGGATGAAATTAAAACAAATATTGAATCAAAGGGAGAACCAGAATTTGATTATTGGATGAATTTTGTTCTTGAATTTGATAAATTATTTGATGGAAAATTACAAGGTTCTGTTACGGATTGGGAATTTAATGAAGAAAAACAATATAGAGTCATAGTATTAGAAACTGTTATCGGGCCATTTAAATTTCTTGTTGATTGGCACGTCAGTAAAAAAATTCCAAATATGGCTGTTGATATTGGAACTTCATCAAGACAATTTTTTGAACCAATTGTAATTCCTGATAATCCAAAGGAACTTGCTGTTGAAGTATTAGAAAAAATAAGAGAACAGAATCAAGCTAAGCCAAGACCCGCCCATTCATTTAAAAGAAGAAATGAATAGTTATAAATTTTTTGAAAATAGACAATGTGAATATTATCCATGCCATCCAAACATGAAAGAAATCAATTGTCTTTTTTGTTATTGTCCGTTATATGGCAGAAAATTATGTATTCATAAAAAGTACAAAGATTACCAAAATTGCAAAGATTGTACATTCCCTCATGAAAGGAGTAATTACTACGAAATAATCACACTGCTAAAACGATAAAATTTTTAAATCTCATTATTTTTGTTTATTTTGGCAAAAATTTGTGAGGTGTCTTTATTTCAACCAAAATCAAGAGAAGAAATACTTGAGAGCATTGCCACAAGCGATTATAAAAATCGCGAATATTTAATTTATTATTACGATAATAATGAAGATGCATTTAATAAAATATTTAAAGAACTACAAAAGTTCCCACAAATATCAATTAAAGGTGTCATAAGAGCATTTAAAAATCATAATGAATATGGCCCAGTCGAATCAAAGGCTATGGCCGTTTCGATGATAAAAATATTGCAAGCAATGGGATGGTCTGATAAGTTCGTAATAACATCTAAAACATTTAGGGATGGGCATCAGCGTTTTGTTATTGAGCTTCAATATCCCAAATAGATAACATTGCCCTTTTCCATCTATTCAATGATGGAACCCACACATAAATGTAATTATCATCTACAGCAATATGTGTCCTTGTATTAATTGCAAATGTATTTGGAGGTAATTCTGGGTTCTCTTCTTGATTTACATATTGAACAGCAGTGACATTTCTTTCAGCTAATACTTCTTCAGAAAGCTTAATACTTAAAATTCCACCTAAATTTTGAAGAGTTAACGTGCGTGGGCGTCTCCAATTTTTTGATTCAACTGGAAAAAATATATCTCCTAAACTTTCTTCTGGAGAAAATTCATGTGGTCGTCTATCATCCATTTATTTTCACAAGTCCTTCAAATACTTGTGTCTTTAAGTTACCATATTTATCATATGCTTCAACCTTAATATCATAATCTCCAGCTTCATTAAATATATATGGGACGACAGTATTATAAACTCTCATTATCAGATCATTTGTATTATGTTCTCTTATTTCCCAAATATTTTTTTGATCAAGCATATAATTGCTTGTGTCATATTCAGCTCTAAATATAACTAATGTACTTATATCTAATTCAATAGCTTGATTGAATCCATATAAATCAGAATTTAATAAATTATCTGATGGATCGTACCATTGTCTTATAACTCTATCTTGGTCAAATAAAATATTTACAAAAACAAATGTATTGTCTAAGAAATACTGATGACAATAAGTATCATCTAAATAAACATGGAAATTATTTAAGCTTTCAAATGCATCACTAACATCTATTTGTAAATCAGCAAATGCTGAATAAGCATGTTTAGCTGTTAATGTATATTTTCCTGGATTGTCAATAACGAATTCTGGAACCACTCCTTCAAATTCATGAATTGATCCGTCTACATATAATGTTTTAAATGACGATCCATATGTATACCCAGTACTATTATCTAAAATAAGGATAGCAGCCATTTGACCTACTTCAAATTGATATGAAGAAATGTCACATGTAAATGTTTTATTTCCTAAGTCATTTACTCCATTTGCAACTCCCCTTTCAGTATTGTTTAAAACGTACCATTCTGTTGATACATCGATGACAAAATTTGGTGGTGTTGAATCTAAATCACACTGTACTGTATCTGCATCGATGTTTGTTAATGACGTAATCCTTGCGCTTGTTTCGGTAATAAATGAATATTTTCCCTTATCGAAATGAACAATGCGAATATCATCACCTTCATAAAATCTTTGAAAATCTTCATCAATAATAATTGTACTTCCAGAAATATCAGATATTCTTTCAGTTAGATTATAGAATCGAGCTATTGATCCTGGTTCTGGAACATCTTGGAAATATGTAATTGAAGGAACTAATATATAAGGTCTTCCATCAATATCATATTGAAGTTCAAGACTTTGAAGTGGAATTTGACGATCAAATACTGGAAATTTATTTTCGTAAATTAATGTACTTGCTTCACTTAAAGGCATGATTGTACTCGAACAATAATTGAAGCAAGAAGTATCTTGATAAGCAAATATTTTTGGATATTTTTGCCATACATTATAAGGTCTTGTTCCGATATTGAAGAACATATTATTTTGCCCATTCCAACCATAAATTTGAACTTCGTAATCTCCAGTATAGTTGACATTCATTTGATAAACACTGTTATCTTCTACAACTGTAATGGGAGCCTCTGGATTATAATATAGCGTTGATGCTTCTGCCGGATCATAATTGAATATTGGAAGTCTTGGCCCAATATAAATAACGCTTAATTTTATTTGTTGTTCATCTAATGATGTATCATAATTAAAATCTAATCCTGCTTTAACTGTAGTATATTCGATAGATGTATCTCCAACAGGAATTTCATTGCCGATCAATAAACCACCAGGAATTGATGATGCGTCTACTGACATAAATATTGCTCCATCGATTATGTCCAAATAATATGGTTTATCTAAAGTATGGGTATTTCCCGATACATCAGTCCATTTATATCCACTAATTGTCAATAACGGAGCTTTATAATTTTCATCAAATGCGTATTGTATCATTGGGTTTACATCTGGCATTAATGTAAATTGCCATGTATATTGTTTTATTCCCATTGAGGATTCAAAAACAAATGAACCTAATGAAGAATCAACAGATGCATCAGATTGATAAATTGAATATGCAATTGAATTTACCCATTCATCTATACTTGGATCTCTTAAAAATCCTTGCTCTATTTGAACTATTGCGTCATCGTTAAATATAGTTGATGTGTCAAAAGTATTATAGAATTTTATTTCATTTTCATAAATGAATAATGGATTAGTTACAAAGTGACTAGTTAAAACACCATATTCTTTTTCAACAGTAACTTTCCATTGAATATCATAAAGATCTTTAAATGGCGCAATAAATGGAGATCCAAAGAATACGGCTGATGGATCTACATAAGGAAGATTATAATAATCAACAGGAGAGAATAATCCATTGCATGGATCCCATCCAAATCTCGCTAACTCTAGTAATGTGCAATTTATATCTTGAATGGTGTTCTGTTGATTGTATTCCTTTAATGTGAGCAACATGCTTGCATCTCCAGTTACTAATTCTGAGTTTGGATAAACAGTTGCAGGAGTTAATGATTGCTCATAAATACCCTCTGTTCCTGTATTCGAAGTTCCATAAATTAAGTTTTGAAATCTTTCAAAATAAATTCCTTCTCCAGTTAAATCATAAATACGGGCATTAACTCCGATAATATTTTTCTCTAGCCACGTTTTTAACGAATAGAGTTTTAAAAGAATTTCATTTAAATTGTATTCATAACAATTCTCAGTAATAGGATTTCCCCATTCATCAACTTCCCCAGTTTCTCTTGTAATACAATAGCATAGAGATAGTTGATTTAATTTCTTAAGATTCTTTCTCTCTTCAGGAGTAAAATATTTAATTGTTCTTTTTCTTCCATCTGCATCGTATGGAACATAAAGTGATAATCGTTTATTTTCTTTTACATCTTTAAACCATTCCTTAACATAAATGTCATCATATCCTAACCATTTTATTGCATTTATAAGTCCTTTATATGTACCAATAAATGGCATAATTTTATCATGCTCTAATATAATGTGTTTTGATTTGTAATTTAATAACTGCCAATCAGGCATATCTTCATTTATATCAGCTTCTTTAAATAATGTAGGAATTGCCTTTGGATTAAATAACCCAAAGTTTTGAATTAATGTATCAAGTCTTTCATCTTGTCCAATAGATTGAGCGTTAACAATTATTTCTACAAGAGGAATATCAAGATCTCCTACTCGATGATAGGCGATGATTTTTCTTTCATATACACCCTCATCATCAGATCTAAATCCAATATTTAATTGGATCCCTTGATTTATTTGATATTGACTAACATCATATACTAATTCGTCTGTCCATATAATTTCTTGTGAATGTGGATCTACATCAAAAAATTGTATAACATCTTCTTCTCCAACCATTCTGAATATAAGAATTGAATTAGAAGTATCGTATGGGGTAACAAAAACATTTGTTGATATTTCTTCTAAAATAGTTAAATGCTGGGTTTCAACGAGACCTTGCGAAATTGGATCCAAGAATATTGCACCGATATATGTGACAGCAGGGTACATATAATCAGAAGAGTCAGGGAAATTGATAGTAATAGTATCAATAGCTTGTGAATTTCTAGCTTCTGGATCAAATACAGATACATCTTTATATGTGATATTAGCCGAAACATCATAAGGAGTACCTAATTCACTAAATGTATAATCTATAAGAACCTGTGTATCTGAATCATAATTCCATCCACAATTGGTTATTACAGTTTTAATAATATTTCCTGATGGATCTGTAACTGCATAACCATCTGCATCTTGACCAACGTCAGAAGCTATTTCTAAATTAATATATGAATCAGCAGTTAAATTTAAGTTACTACCTCTTTTATCGTATATTCTCCAAAGTTCTGGTCTCATTAATTATAGTTTCTTTTATGGGATTCTCTCATTTTTTGTTTTGTTTTTTCCGAATGTTTAAATCCAGTTTTTCCTTTGTTCCAAGGATTTTTTCCATATATCGGATTTTTTTGTCCCTTTTTTGATTCTGAAATATTTTTTCTTTCTTCTTCAGATTTAATTCTTCCTTTCTGAAAGTTACTCATTTTTTCCTTTGTTTGTTCAGAAAGTTTTCGTCCACTTAAAGATTTTGAAAGTTTTTGTTTTGTTTCTATGGAGCGTTTTTTTCCTAAATTACTTTGTCTAATTTTTTCTATAGTTTCTTTTGATAATTTTCCCCTAACATGTCCTCCTGTTGGACTTAAATTATATCCGTTTGGTTTTAATGTATTTAATTCTTTAATATATTTTTCTTCTAATATAACATTATAAAATGGATCACAATATTCCAAAATTTTTCTATTAAAATTTTGTTTTCCATATTTTTTTAAGGCTTTTAAAAAAACTTTTCCACTTCCCAAGTATTCGTCGTTTTCACTTCCATCATGTGATCCAACATATTGTTTTCCATTTATTAAATTAGTTGTTACATATACAAAATTCATTTTTATTTTATATATCAATTGATTGAGAGAGTATCTTTATCATGAGCAATTGATAACCATTTTTTAATGGATTTTGCTTGTTCTAATATATATGTCATCATGGATTCAATTTGCCCTATCATTCCTGTTTGTAATGGATTGGCCCATAATTCAGGAGATGTTATGCTTCGTAAAATTTTTCCACGATAATCATATCCTAAATTTTTAAACTGATCGTTATTATGCTTTGCCTGATAAAAATAAGGCAAGCGAACTTTATAAGTGTTTCTTGCGTAAACACCTTTTCTTGGATTTTTTATTTGATTATTTGCTGCCATTTTTTAATATTAACGTTTATCAACAGTTGTATAGGCTATTGATTGTGTTGTATTTGATAATTTACCATTCTTCAACACAAATCTTCCATATAATTCATTAAATGCACCCATTGTAGTCCCCTTTACATCAGCATATTCTGGCATAAATGGGGTATTTTCTCTTATTTTGGCATTACAGTAGTAATATTTTTTACTAAATTCTGAATCAGAATTTATTTTTCCAAATCTGATTCCTTCTCTTTTCCAATATTCTTCACAAGCTTCTTTTACTTTAAATCTTAATATTTGTTGTGGATCATTAATACTTTTAATATCTTTCCTAATTTGTTGCTTTGATTTAGGAACAAGAATATCTTTTAACGCTTCATTGACTTTTTGTGCTCTCATGCTTTTTTATAATTTTAAAAATGAGTGTCTGATATGTATCTTTTTAAATCATTTAAGTCATCAAATTTGTTTACACATACCTCAATTCCTTCTTTTTCAAATGTATGATATACGATTTCTTTTTTATCATCTCCCATAAAAGGTGTGGAAAAGGTATCTGTATATGTCCATCCATTATCTAATAAGTAATTTAAAACCTCTCTATTTAATGCAACATCCTTAACAATTTCATCTCTTGATTTGGGAGATAAAATATTCTGCATACTTTCTTTAACTAATTTCGCTTTCATTAAATATTACTTACAATAGTTTTATTATTCTTTGAATTAAAATCAATAGGAGTTGTTCCTCTAAGATTTATGTTCAAAGTTGATAATTTATTCTTTTCGGTTGAATCATCATAATAAGTTCCATTAACAGATTCAAATCCTCCGCGAATTAATGGGTAAATATCTTTTACAGGGACTTTATTTCCAAATGCATCATAAACATAACGTTCTAGAATTATATCTCCATAATCATCTAATCCATAACTATCACCATAAATGGTTAAATTGTTTTTATCTGCGTCAAACCAAATTGAAACAGAGTCAACACCTTCAATAGCCTCAACTATACGAACAATATCTGATGCAGGTATTCTATCTCTTCTTGTATTTTTTAAGAAATATTCAGATGTTTTAGAAATAATAGATTCTCTTATAGAATCAAAGTCAAATCCTTCATAAATTATTAATGTTAGATTAAGTACAAAACGTGGATATTTTAGGGTCATAATAGCATTATCCACTGTAATAATTCTTTGTCCGCTGTCCTCTATGAGGTCCAAGATGGCAGTCTTTTCATTGTTTGTAAGTTGAAATGAATCTAATGTACAAGAATAATAGTTTTGAGCAGCAGAAATTCTTTTATTAACATCCGGAACTAAGAACAAATAAACTGTATTGTCATCTTTCTTTTGTTCTTCTAGAATTCCTTGCCATTTATATACTTCATTTTGGGCATTATCTAATTGAGTCTTTTTAGTTTTAGATAATTCGGAATCAGCTCCTACAGTTGCAAGTAAACTTCTATATTGTTCATTAACAATTTCATAATTGTCTTTTGCTTGATTATATTTGTCTAGCGCATATTTATCTTCAAATGTTGCAAATCCAGGAATTGCATCTACAATTGTAAACATATTTAATTTACGAAGAAAATAAATGTAATTGTCTGCATTTGCAAGTGTAAATGATCTTGACATATGAGGAGCTAACAATCTTGTTAGATAAAGAGGTTCTTCAAGAGTTCCAAAAAGAATGTCATTCTTAATAGACACTTTTAAAATTTTATTCAAATCAATATCTTCTCCATTTAATGCATAACCTCTAGTAACAAATTTCCAACTAGCTTCAGATTCGGTTGCTGGTGTTTTAATATTTCCAGGTTCTCCATCGGTTAATAAATATTCAACTAAAATTGTTGATCCAATTCTAGGTGGCTTACCATTATATCCGGTTCCAAAGAAAATATCTATGCCTCCTGTTTGTCCTGTTTTAACCATAACAGACTCCTCATTGAATCCCATATCAATAATAGAATCTCGATTTTCCCAACGTTTTCCATCAACATAAACATTCACG